CTTCAACGCCACTCTATTATAGTCCTCGAAGCTTTCCAGCAGCTCCAACGGATAATCTACCTGATTCGGTGAACTCTGAATAAGCTGGCGGAAAAAGCAGCCGCTTTCCAGCCTATCGGGCCTCGTGCCCACGACGAACTGGCCCGCTGGGCCAATCGTGTACGGGCCAGACTGGCCCGTGCTCGTCAGCATGAGATTAATCAGATGAAACGTAAGATAGCGTTTGCGCTGCCACTGGTCAATCATCCACTGCATGCGCGTGTAGGCGTTATTTACATCCTCGCTGCTCGCAGTCTGGCCCTGCCCGATGATACCAGCATCGAGCAGAGCAAGATTGATAATATCTAGCGGAGTGGTCAGCGCAGCGCTCCCTTACTGCTTCTTATTAGCCAGCGCGAGGGCTTCAACGCCCACTGCAGCGGGCTTTTGCGCGCCCGTCGCGCCCTCGGGCTTCTGCGGCGTACTGGCTATCTGCTCCGCAAACTTCGCCTGCTGCGTCGCCAGTTGCTCAATCCTTGCGAGAGCGTTTTCCAGTTGCCCAGCAAGCTGCCCGTTCATCTTCTGCTGCACGCTCAAGTCTTCCGCCAACTGATCTCGTTCACGCTCCAGTGGCGAGCGTGGAGCGTCCATCTCGCTCGTATCCTGCATAATGCGCAGTTCTTCGCTCTTACTGTGCGCAACGAGCGTCACGATGCTCTCCTTACCCTCAGCATCCATCCGCACGCGACGAACGGCCTTCGGGAACTCCTGAAATGGCCGCATGACCATCGTGCCGGGCTGATCGCCCGCAGGATCAACCACAGGCGTCTTGCCATCTGGCCCCACCTTCATGGTCGGCCCGATGATGCCCTTCGCGCTAAGTTGTTTATAGGTTTCCAGCATGCTACTTCTCCTCTAGCGTTGTCGAAACTATTTCCTCTGGAAGCTGCTGGGTGGAGCCGAGGAAAACTCCACCCAGTGCCGTCAACAGCAGCACACGCGAACGCGCTGCTGGAGTTTACTACACTCCGTCTGCCAGCGGCAACAGCTTCTCGTCATCCTCAGCAGAGTAAGCAACTCGGGCATCCTTGCCCTTGCCGATCTGCTTCGGATACTCCTGCTTCGCCGTAACTTTCTCCACCGCATTCAGCGGATGGACGTTGGCGGCGAGAGAGGCCACGAGGGCCTCTAACGCTCCAATACGCTCTTCAAGTGACTTCGACATGGCTCTTTCCTTTCTCTACACCTACGTGCCTCTACGCGCCTCTTACACCAAGTCCGCCACGATACAAGCCCACTCGGGCCGCACCCAGAGATACCCGTAGAGCACGTCAAGGCGCGTAATGAGCTGATCGGTGCCGGGGACATACGCCGTAAGCATACGCATTGCGACACCATCGAACTGCTCACGTGCAGACTCCTCCACGCCCTTTGTGGGCATGATGAGATCCGCTGTCGCCATCGTCACCGCTTCCGGCGCGAAGGCGAAGTTCTTCCGGTACGTCGTGCTCGCCGGATTGACAATGTTGATCTGCGCACTGTTGATCGGCGAATTGTCAACAGTTTGATACTGCTGTTGCACGCTACCCGCAGCGAACGGAATGATCGCGGGATAGATGTTCAGCGTGGTGCTCGTACCACCCGTGAACGCAGCAGTCACGACGAATTGGCGAAGCTGACCAGTTGACTGCTTCGTGATCCTATTCACCATGTGAACGTCGGTCGAAAGCGCGCCAGTGCCGAAGGTCACGATATCACCGACGACGAGCGTGCCGCTACCGTTCGTATTCACCGTGATGGCGAGGCCCGTTTGACCTGCGCCGCTAACGGTCGTACTGCCATTGTAGCTGCCACCAGTATGCTGAATCACAGTCTGATCCATATACCAGTCGAAGCCCAACGTATCGCTGGCCATCTTGCCAGTCTTATACTGCTCACTGATCTTCGGAGCCGGATTGAACAGGCCCGCAAGCGAGCTAACCGTCCGCGCTTCCGTCACGGGGTCCAGAATCATCTTCCAGGCATCCATGGGCGCAGAGTTCTGCTTAAGATACGCGCCCGCCGTGAGGTAAGTCTGCGCGACCGGGCTCGTCGTCAGCGTGGCGAAGTTGCCATCGGCGCTCTGCGTGCCATTCTGCGTGTAGTTGCAGATACCCGCGCCATTCGTGCCGCCTGAGTCCACGCCCGACATCACGTCGGCCGCCACAGCGCCCGCGAGATTATTCACCATCGGCGCCAGGACGCGACGGGAGAAATCATCCAGCGACATGGTGCGATCGACGGAGTTAAAGCTAACGTCAACGCCCTTCTGCGTCGCGAGCACCAGCGTCGTGCTCTGCTCTGCCGTGTCCTGCACTTGCGCGGCAGGGCCAGTCCGCACGGTGAAGTCATTGGGCAAACGAATACGCAGCGAACTGCCGATCTTCGCACCAGTCTTGGCGAAGTTGTCGTCATACTGCATATCGACGTGCTGCACGAAAGCGTTGGAGTTTTTCCAAAGCCGAACGGCTTCACGAGTAATCATGTTGATAGTGAGAAGTGAGTTGGCCATTGGCCGACCTCCGAGCTAGGACACACTGCGTGCATCCTTCAAGCCGAGGTCGAGCGGCTAGTACGACCAGTACAGGCGTGACGTGCCTGAGCGGGAGAGACGACTTCCAACTACGTCCAGCACGAAGCTTAGCGCGCTTCGAGGCGCCAGTTATCTCGCCGCGCGTTCTGCAGCGATCTGCTTCTCACGATTCTTGATCCACTCCTCAGTGGAGAAATTCTCAGTATCTTCCGGCTTCCAGGCTGGCCGCGTCGCACCGCTCTTGCCCGCAACGCTGCGGATTGGTGCGGGGGCGCGAGAGACGTTTCTGGCAGCGCTCTTACCCTCATCGGGCTCTTCGGCAGAGCCTGCCTTGTCGGCGAGCTTGTCGGCGAATTTAGCCAGTTCTACAGCCTGTGCGATTGGCCTAAGCGCCATGATGCGGGAAGCTTCCTGCACGTCTTGACCCAGCGCGTAGAGCACCTCATGCGCATTGCCGGTCTCCAGTGCAGCTTCCAGCAGCGGAAGCGGCAGCACGGGCCGTCCAGTCGTCTGATCCACCACTGGCGAGACTGACATCAGATCGCCCAAGACCACTTTGTCGAAATCCGTATGCTCTTTCCGGCCAGCTGCCACTGAGCTATTGCAGCGCTCGTTGAAGTTCTGCTTCTGGGCCTCATCGGCGACCAGACGCTGAAGCTCCTGCGTGCTTAGTGCCTTTCCGTTGGCGGGGCGGGCTTCCGGCGCTGACGTGTCGCCAGTTCTCTTGCCCAGATTACGGAATTCCTCCAGCGTATCGTTAGAAAGCTTCAGCTCACGCGTGAGGGCCTCTCTTGCCCGCTCGATTTCCGCCTTCTGCGCAATGACAGCTTGCAGTCGCGAAAGGGGCACAGTTTGCTCCGCCCGCGTAGCAGCCTCTGCCGCTGCGGCGTCTGCGGCAATCTTGTCGCTTGCGGCCTTCGCAGCCTCCGCGTCATTAGTGGCCTTCACAGCACTCGCCGCCGCCGCTGCATCTTCCTCTGGTGTACCCATCAGTGCCTCGTCCTCATAGTCGTCACGCTGCCATCCTCGGCGATGTCCAGTCGCGCACGCCCAGCAGGCGTTACGCGAGCCGCACGAATTGCGTTGTCGAGAAGCATGGCCTCGTAGATTTCGCTATGCAAGTGGCTAAGAGAGTTGTCCGATAGCATGTGTGCAAGAATGGCCCGCGCAGGCTCCAACAGCTTCGGCGCGATCAACTGCACGAAGAGCTTCTCCCCCTCCTCTCGCGTCAGCTCGCCCGCATCACAACGCTCTTTCCAGCCCCTATACATTTCATTGCTGCCAGACATCACCTCGTCGTAAAGCTCATGCGCCATTTTCTGCGCCGTCTCAAGGACCAACTTATGCGCCGTTATCTGCCTCATTGCCTGTCCTCATCTCGCCGGAATGGATAAAGCATTAAACCAGCACCACCTGCCGCGAGCGACGGTAAATGTAACTGCTTCGGATCAAAGCGCGCGAAGGGTGAACGCGCACCAGTTATATAACCCTCATGCGTTGGACTTTCCTGAAACATGATGTAGCTGGGTTGCCCCATATCCTCAACAGCATTGATATACTTCACGCTATCGTAGCCCTTAGAAGTCAGATAATCCCGTACGTCCTTAATGCTACTAAGCTCGTCTAACTCATTCTCTGGAAACTGACCTTTTGCTTCGGGCGAAATTACACGTTTTCCGTTTCCGGCAATATAGCTAGTATGGTAACCATCATTAATCTGGTGCAGAGCGGTCTTAATATCGTCTGGATACCACGAGCCCATATCCTTCATCTCAAGTGGATTTTGCATCTGCAGTACAGCAGGATACGTGCGTGGAGCGTCCCAGTCGCGCAACTCCCCGTAACGAGTAGAAAAGTGTGCCGCCTGCTTTGGGTTGCCAAAATGAACACCAAGCTGTGCATCGGGCAGCTTGAGTTGATCCAGCGGGCCTTTCCAGTTAATAATCTCTTGTGTACCGTGCAGTGCTGGCTGAGTGAAACCCAACGCCTTTGCTCTTTCCGGCACATCGAATGGAATCTCGCGTGGAAAGCTCGCTACGTCCAAGTTTGCCTTGTTGAGACCTGCGGTGAACTTTGAGCTTGGCCCCGCAAGACCAGCGATGTCAGCGATACTCGCGCCAGGATTCTTCGCCAATTTCGCGGAAATGGCCTCATCAGAAAGATCACCCGACGGCGATAACGTCGCCCAGTTACCATACTTATTAAGCATCTCTTGATACCACGGACCATCAGGGGATGCTGCATTCCCGACTATATTATGCAGAAACTGGTTTGGGTCTTGTTTTTGCACATGGTCAGCAGTCGTCGTGAAAGGAGCCTCGCCATTCTTCCAAGCGTTCTCGTAAACCTGTTTCAGTTTCTCCGGCGCGAGCGGATCGGCGTTCACCGACTGCTCTGCCTTAGCAGCCTGAAAATCCT